AATGATACCCATCACGTCATCGCCTTCGAGCTGAGGCTCAAGGACGCACGTGTAGGTCTCGAAGACGTACTCAAGGAACTCGAAGTAGCCCACAGGTTTCTTGACGACCGCGCGGTTCTCTTTGTACGTTGGGTCCACCAGCAGCTTACGCCAGTTGACACGGTCGGTGAACGCTAGGATAACGTCGGCATTCTTCCATGCCTTCTTGCGGCCCTTGTAGGACTCGATGGAGTTCTCCAGAATCTCGCGGGCCTTAGCGTGGTCGCAGCAACGGTGCCAAATCTCCTCCTCCCAAGAGGCATCGAACTCAGCGGCACTCATGGCTTGAAACACCAGCCAGTCACCATCCATCACAAGTACACCCTTGGCAATCTTCTGGGTTGCCCGGTAGTCGCTGAAGGATAACAATGTGTGCTTACTCACTGGTCACCTCCCTTTGCAACAACCACGACCCGGTTGAACGGACGCCACAGTTTTGACCACGAAGATTCACCGACCAGCACCTGCTTCTCAGTCATCTTAGTGACAACGGTTTTGTACAGAGTAGATGAACCGCCCCGACCTCCAGTGTCAGCATAGACAATGGTGTCCCCAATCTCTATGGTGTTTCCTAAGAAGTCTTTCATAAGCAACCTCCATGGGTCTTAAGGAATTTCACTCCGGCACTGGTAATTTCCCAAGCGCCACCATTACGACCACTCATGGTCAGACACGAAATGTGACCACGGCTCGCAGCCTCAGCGACTAACGCAGCGTTGTTGCGCACGTAGTTCGACTGGAAGGACTTAGGGCAGCCCTTGAGGGCCGCCAGAACTTTGAGATACTCACTCACTTGGTCACCCTCACGATTGCCGGGGAGAAGCGCACGGTAACTGACTCGCAGTTAACCTCTTTACCGAGGTCCTTGATAGCCTCTCGAAGACCGCTCTGCAAAACGAAAGCAAGAGCAGATTCGTGCCCACCAGTAAGCGCTTCAGTGACGATGTGAGCCTGACGTTTGTCTGTGCCTACGGAGCCAGCTAGTTCCAGAAGGTCCTTGAGGAACTCCTGCTCCTGCTCGTTACTCATAGTCGCCGTTACGTCGAACGTTACGCGAAACTGTTTGTTAATTCCCATGATAAATCTCCTGTATCATTAGTGACATACGGCCCAGTTCGGACCCATCTTACCTTCTGTATCCAGACGGCAACGGAACTTAAAATGTTCCCCCACGTTACGCATAGCTTGCTGCGCAATGTCAATCACCTGCTGTGCAATCTCTGGGGTCCGGCAGGCCACTTGTATTTCATCGTGAACCCACGCCATGTAGGCGAAGTCGCCATCCCATCCGTGCTTCAATCCCGCTTTAAGAAGCAACTCTTCAGTCTCGACAATCCACAGTTTACAAATGAGCGCACCCGCTGACTGAAGCAACGTGTTGAGCGCGGCATGTGGTGACCGTACGTGTACCTTTCTTCCATCCAGTCCCTTAATCCAGCGTCGTTTCCATTTGACCTTCTGCTCTCCGGCGACCCATCGGGATGACTCGACGAGGGTCTGCTGGATTCCTTCGCGCAACGCTGCGATTGCTGGGGTGTTCTCAAGGAATTTCTTCTTGAGTTCCTTTCCGCGTTCCTTACCTGCTCCCACAATCTGTCCAATCTTTTCGTCTCCAGCACCATAGAGGAAACCGTAGATGAATGTCTTGGCGTTATCACGTGTTGGCAACTCAGCCGCTGTTTGGTTGACTGTGTGGATATCACCGTTGAGAATGACATCCGCATATGCCCCGTCGTCGTACTTAGACATGAAGTGTGCCAGACAACGGAGTTCGAGTCCGCTGGCGTCGATTCCTGCTTGAACCCAAGGCTGTCCGGTAAGTCCGTCCAAGTGATGCTCTGCGCCGAACGCTGCTCGACAAGGCTCACCATACGGCGAACGAACGCCCGGAACTTGACCAAGGTTAGGGAAGCTATGCGTTGCTCGCCCTGTAACTGCACCATTAGGGTTAACACTTCCATGGATTTTACCATCCTCTTGAACGTAACGTAACCACGCCTTGTCTCCCTCAGCCGCCTGACCGATGCGCTTCTGTATCATCAGGTACTCTTTAATGAGGTCGATGCACTTCTGCTTCTCAGGGTCTTCCACACGTACATGATCAAGGACCTCGTCGTCTACCTTGGGTGCACCCTTGTCGGTGAACTCTGTAGGTACCCATCCGGCTTCCTTCAGCTTGAGCGCAATGTGGTCTCGGCTACTTGGGTTAAACACAACGTGCTCTACTGGTGTGTACGGAGCGCCCTCTACATAATCCCGAGTGTCCAGCTCGCAGGGTTCACGACCCTCACGCTGAGCTTTGTTCTTGGGTTTCTTGTAGATGGCACCCTGCTTCGGGTACTTCACTCGTGGGTATTTACCCAGAGGCTTCCCAGTGCGCGGGTGCAGGAATAACTCAGTGCCACCCTTAGGTTGATACCAAGTTCCGAAAGTGTCGGTGAGTGTCTGAAGGAGTTCAGAACGACGACCCGCGAGTTCGACGTAGAGTTCCTCAATGGCCTTGGTGTTGAACGGGAATCCGTTGCGCTCCTGCTTAGCGAGTAACCAAGCGGCCCGGTGTTCCAGCCAGACGGCCTCACAGGAGTTGCCCCAGAATGACACGGCATCGTGCGCCCACCAGTGGATATCACCATCCGGGAAGTAGTGCTTGTCGCTAAGTAGTTTCTCTAAGAGCGCCTTGGTCACCACAACGTCCTGAACGTTATAGTCCATCATCGGCTCGTTGAAGCTAATCCACTCAGCACCGTCCACGTAGTCCTCCCCCTGTTCCTCAAGGAGCTTCTTGAAGTCGTCCTTGTACTCACCCTTCATCTCGCCTAAGCGGTAACCCCACGCCTCCAGAGCGTGAGACCCGAAGCGCTTACCGGGCAACTTACCGGAACGCAGCAGGGCCATGTCGGAATCTTTAATGTTCGCAAACAGTAAACGACTGAGTACCAACGTGTCCACTACGTTCTCACGCGGCAGGTGAAACTCTCGGTTTAACTGGAGCTTGGCCAGCTTGGTTAACACTGGGGCATCGTACTTGTGACCGTTGTGGAATACAATGAGACCACCACGAGCCACCTCGGCTTCTAACGCATCGAGATACGCTGAGAAGTCCCAAGGTCGATACGATACGTACTCGTCCGTGCTGTAGTCATAAATGACACCACAGTGGAACTGAGTGACTTTCTCTAAGAGGTTGTTCGCCTCGATATCGGTTACTAACATAGTGGTCTCCTGTTACTTATCGACGCCCAATGAAATACTCACGTGGACGCACTGTTAACTTGCTTTCTCGATGGCAAAGCTCCCGGTCACTACGTCAGCACCAATCCGGCTGATACCGCGAACATGTGACACCTGAGCATACTTGTCGCCAACACTTCGGATGTAGACTGTACCACCGATGGGTCCATCCTCCCAAGTTGCCAAGTCGCCAGCCTTCAGAGGTGCCTTGTAGTCACTCCACTTTGGTGCGGGTTTCTGCCAGCCTTTGTGACCACTGTGGGTCCACCCAAGGTTCTCCAGAATGTGAACGGCAGCGTCACGCTTGGCTTCATAGGTCTTGGCCTCAGCCAGCTCTTTGTTCAGCGCTTCAATCTCTTTACGAATCTCTTCAGGTTTACGCATGATAATGTCCTCTCAATATGTTGTGTGTGATAATCATAAAGGCCACTACATATAGTAATGACCTTGAGTTTATCACTTAACTTCTGACGCCTCGGCCAGACGCACGGACGTTTCGACAACCTCTTTACTCAGGATTGCCTCACGCACTTTGTCCTCACCGATGGCCACAGTAGCGGCTACGGCTACGGATGCCAGCAGTCGAGCTGCCTGAGTGTCGTCGAGGGTCACACGTTGGGTGTGCGCACGGTTATCGCTCTTAGCCTTCCAGCGGTAGACCAGAGTCACCTTGTCGTTGCGGACGTTGATGTGAACCTTGCGGCCCCACTGGTCTACAGTGTCGGACAGCTGGATGGTGTTGCCGGGGAATTTAGCTTTGGTAGTCATTAGAAGAACTCCTTAAGTTTCTGAGCTTTAGCGGCAACTTTAGCTGCCTCTGCGGTTGCATCCAGAGATGCCTGACGTGCCTTGTCGGCTGCTTTAGCCAGCTTAGCGGCTGCTTTCGCTTCCACCTTGGACGCTTTGTCCAGTGCCTTGGCTTCACGGATGTACAGTGCGATGACCAGACGGCCTAAAGTTTCGATAAGTTTAAACATGATGGTTCTCCTTTCGTTATTGATAATCAGGGCCTGAGGCACACCAGCAGTACGCCCCGTTGCATTTACGTTTAGTAGTCGTCTTCTTCGTGGCCTTCCCAGCCAGTATCTCCCTCTCCTTCTCCGCCAGTGTAGCTAGACGGTTCAAGGAGTCCGGTCTTTTCGTTGTACTCCATGTATCCCGCAATGCCAACGCCAATACCATTAAAGCGACACTTGAGAATACGAAGGAGGACAAGATTAGGCATATCCCCTTGCTGATTACGCTCAAGTGCAATGATAGTATCAGAGAGCTGGCGCAGAGACCCAGACCCACGCAGGTCAGTAATGGAAACAGCACGTCCTTCTTCATGAGCTTTACCTTTCTCCGGGTTCTTCAGGTGGCAAATAACAATAAGTACCACTCCGGTTGACTTAGCGAACCCTTTCAGCTTGGTCATGAGTCGGTCAATCGTCTTGCGCTCATCGGATTCCTCCGAGGCTGACACTACGATTGAGATGTGGTCCAGAATGATTACGTCACAGTTTAACCCTGTGCGCATGTAGTGCAGCTTGGCCAGCAGGCGGTCCACCTCAGCTTCCGCAAAGGAGTCATAGAGGTGGAACTGGTCGGAGCCATACAGCTCATCGAACCACTCATCATACGTACCGTCCTCAATAAGTTTCTGCTTGAACTCCCGAGGCTGCTGCCGTAAGCGGATACCGTTAGCAATCCCTAGGACATCCTCCATGGTCTCCTCTACGGACTCCTCAAGCATCGCCATGCCCACCCGTAGTCCTTGCCCTCTGGCGAACCCTAGGGCCTGCTGGCGAACGAACGTCGACTTACCCATTCCCGACCCAGAAGTGACCATGATGACTTCGCCACCACGTGCACCCAAGGTTCGGTCATTCAGTCCCGGGCATCCCGAGAAAAGGTATCCTACGCTTTGTTCGCTGGTCATGGCCTCTCGCACTCGGTCCTTCATGGACATCGCACCGATGACACCGTCTGGTACCCATGGGGCCGCGTTCCATATCTGGTCGAGAACCTCCTTGCCCTTTCCCTTGAGTAAACACTCGTTGGCGTCCTTCTCGGTTAGCACCGCTACGTGTACCTTACCGGGAGGGAGAACCTGAGCGGCTTCCTCTACAGCTGCACGACCGGGGTCATCCATGTCGAACATCAGGATAATCTGGTCGAAGCTATCGAAATACTCGTAGTTTGCACTGCAAGTTTTCTTAGCGGCTGACGCACCGTGACCGAGAGAAACCACAGGCCACTTACAGTCCTGAAGCTGCATCACGGTTAACATGTCGATTTCACCCTCGGTGATGACAATCTTCTTGCCACCATTCCATAGGTGCTTACCGAACAGTGCATCCCCTTTGTGAGACCCTCGGGTAGAGAAGTTCTTCTCCTTGTCCCGCAACTTCTGAGAGACAATGGAGCCATTCTGGTCACGATAGTCGGCCACCTGATAGGCGGTCCCTCTGACCTTGGCGACCCAGTAGCCAGCCTTCTGGCATGTCGCCTTTGAGATACCGCGAGCAGTCAGGTCAGTGTACCGACCATCACTCTCGCCGAATACCAATAGTCCTGAGCCTTGTGTATTCATCCCGTAATTCCCTCCTTTGGGTCTTCTCGATGATAACTTTTCGGTACGTTCCTCTGAGCCTCTCACTCGGTGTTGACACACGAAGCAATACTCATGCCCGTCAGAGTACACTGAGTTACCATCAGAAGAACCACAGTTTTCGCACGGAGCGTGGAACAGGAAGATACTCTCCTGACCATCTTCTTGACTGTCTCCGTAACTCATAAAGCCGTCCCGTCAACACACGACATGAAGAACGCCATGAGAAAGGTAGCACCCCACAGTCCGAGTAAACCGTACGCCAGCAGTGGGATTATGTCGAAGTCTTTTAAGTTGTTCATAAAGTAATCTCCTCGAGCGACAACAGGGAAACGTAATTGTCTCCCTGTAGTGTGCCCTAATGTTTACCCACGGTCTGAAGTGACCAGTTCGCCCGTTCGCACCCAGCGTTGTAGGTCGAAGCTAGGACAAGCCTTCGGTGCTACATCGTGATGGGCCATGATGACGGCCTTTGGATAGGTTCCCTTCAGTTCATGGAGAAGTCCCTTCAGTGCGCTCATCTGCTGAGGCGTGAAGTTTGCTTCAGGTTGCCCCTTAGCGTCGATACCGCCAACAAGACACACGCCGACAGAAGTCGAGTTGTATCCCTTGACGTGAGAACCCACAGCATCTTGGTCACGGCCCGTCTCAACGGTGCCATCACGGCGGATGATGAAGTGATACCCAACGTCCAGCCAGCCTTGCTCTTTGTGCCACTGTCGAATCTCACGGACACCGATGTCCATGGTTGCCTTGGTGGCAGAGCAGTGCACAAAAATCTGAGAGGTCTCCTGTCGCTTAGTGAATTGAACCTTAGCCATACTACTTTGCTCCTTTCTTCTGCTTGAACTTGCCGAACGGTACATCACGCTTCGGCTCCTTCAGCCAGTCTGCGGGAATCAATTTGTCGGCAAACAAGATGTTATGCTTCTCGCACCACTCAGCGTAACTGGTGGGCGACCCTTTGTAAATCTTAGTGCGACTCGAAGAGAACACTAACCGGATGTCTAACTCCGGGTGCTGCTCACGAATCAGTAGGTGCTTCTTGCGGTCCTCGGCTTCCCAGAGACCCTTAGTCTCCACGAAGATACCGTTAGGCAACAAGAAGTCTGGAGTGTAAAGGTGGTCACTCGCAGGAATAACGTAAGGGATGCGCCACAATTCATAGTCGAACGTGACGCCCTTTGATTCTAACTGCTTGGACACCTTGTCCTCAAGGCCAGACCGGAAGGCACCCACCTTCCGAATCCCTTTGGCCCCATAACCCGCCATTAGAAATCATCGTCTTCTTCGGCTTCGCCCTCGTCCGCCTCTTCCTCACCAGACCAGTCTTCCGGGTCTTCCTGAGGTTTACGGCTGCGAGATTCGTCAGCTTCGTAACCGCCTTCTACGGCTTCATCAGCCCAGTCGTCTTCGCCACCACCGAAGGTAGCCAGTTCGACCAGCATCACGCCTTCCAGCTGCAACTTAACGGAAGCGCCAGCTACTGCCGACCAGCCGTACGGTACCAGCGAGAAGCGAATCTTAACCTTGGAGCCGCCACCGATAATCGGTACGTCCTGAATGCGCTTGCCCTTGGCGTCGACTACACCCAGAACAATCTTCTTGGTCTCGCCAGTCTTCTTGTCCTCGTACGAACCATAGCACTTGAAGTTGAACGTGGTGGTGCCATCACCGTTGTCGAAGAACGGCATGTCGCCTTCGTACGGCTTCAGGGGTTTCTTACCCTTCTGAACCTTCGGCGGGTTCGCTTCATGCGCTTCCAGACGGGCCGCATAGTTTTCCTCGTGGGTCTTAACGATGAGGTCTACCAGCTCCTGACAGTCTTCGTTCTTGAACGTTACGGAACCCTTGTAGGTACCGCGTGGGTTCTCAAAACCCTCACCGCCATAGTCCGGCTTGTTGAAGTAAGCGTACGGCTCACAGGTACCAATCTTGGTGGTGTAAATCTTCTTCTTAGCGAATGCCATGATGAATCTCCTTTGGTTTATAACAGAAAGAGGGACAGCCTGTGTCCCTATAGTGTGTCCTAATGACTATCCGGGCGTACCCGGGTCACTTGGCCTAACTCTTCGTACTCCGCCTCGGCAACTTCAAGGGCCTCCTCAAGAGACCCAGCGTGTACCGGGAGTTCATACGATGCGTTAGCTGTCTCGACCGTTACGACGAACTTTTGCATCTTCTCGCTCCTTCCACATGTTATACAGGGTGATGTACGCAGGGTCGAGCGTCTTCTCGTACATCGCTCGGCACCAGTCACTTGGCGTCATAACACAGACCCTTGTGCTTGGTGTACAGCTCCAGATAGAAAGTGGCCTTCGCCATGTCTTTCTCTAAGGTAGCCAGCTCGGACTTCTTACCAGCACGAAGGCGGTACTTGAGGATGTTCCCGAGGCAATACCCCTTGAACATCTCTTGGGTCATGCTGCGAGCAATCACCTCTATGGCCTCGACGCCTTCGAACAGCTGGTAGTGGCTTGGCTGCTTAACACCGTCGTCTTCCTTAGGCCCTGCTGGTTCTTGGGACTTAGGAACGTTGCGGTCGTCCATAGCGCGTACCTCTCCGAGCGTACTCACTTTCAGCATCGGGCAGTCCTCGCAGTCAACGCCGGAGCAGGCCACAGAGCACTCCATCGCGGAGTCGTCTAGTTCCTCGTTCTGGTCCACAATTTTGTAGACAGCGATCATCTTCTGGTCAGTCATTTACCACCTCCTTGATACGCTCCCAGAACAGGCGCAGGCGTGGCCACTTGGTCACCACTACGGGTACGAAAGGACGGCTCTTAGTTTGAGCCAATTCGTAGAGACCGCGAGTAACCAAGATGTGCACGCTGGGTGCCAGCTCGAAGGTGTCGCCGATACGTGGAATCTTACCGTGGCGCTCAGTGGCTGCTACAGTGCTGCGGTCCTCCCGGCGAACCGAGAAGATACCGTTGGATTTATTGAAGTGTAAGCGCATGGTTTATGCTCCTTTAGGTGGCTCGTCGTTCATTGACCACACGATAGCCGCGAGGATGAACACGATGATTAGAATCAGGGTGATAGACATTTGGTGTCTCCTATAGTGGGTCCTAATTACATCTTGATGGTTGGGTCTTCCTCGGTGCCACGCCATTTGTCGAACGACGGGTGACGCAGAGATCCGTCTGGAGTTTCCTCCATGTACTTGATTTGGCACGCCCAGCCGTAGTAGGTGTAGTCCTTTTCGGTCATCTCTTCTTGCTCCCATTCCCATTCAGACTGATTCTCGTAGAAGTTCTCCTCATCAGCTAGAGCTGTCTTAGTGAACTCTTCCATCAGTGCCTGAGAGATGTTGTTGGCGGACACTACGCGACCAGACTCAAGGAGGACCTCGAAGCCAATCACCTTGCCCTCGTTGGCCAGACCCGGAGTTCCCCAGTTGAGGCCCACAACGATACCGTCAGCTTCATTCTCTGGCTTCATCTTCCACCAGCCGGACTTCTTACCGCGCTTGTAGATGCCCTGAGGGTCCTTGACCACCAGACCTTCATGACCTTCTTCACGTTTCTGTCGGTACAGCGCTTCGAGTTCGTCCATGTCGTAAACTTCATGGGACTCCGAGAGGCACCACTCGACTTCAGGGAAGTGGTCTTGCAGGATTGGCAGGACAACCTTGACGTGCTCAAGGCGGAGGAGGGTCATCGCGTTGTAATCATCACCGGACTCGATAATGTCAAGCGGAACGATATCGTAGAGGACAACTTTGAGGTGGCTCGGGTGAAGTGCGAAAGGTTGGCCCTTCATGTCCGGCTCCCATTGTTCATATGGACCACCGACGTCAAACTGCATGTTGCCCTTCTTGAGCCACTTTGTGCGCAGCAGGCCAGACCCGGTGTTGAAGTCCACGCCTTTGACCATGAGTTCACCGTCAAGCATGAAACCCTCAGGGAAAATCCAGCGGTCATCTTTCAGTAATTTCTGCCAGCGCGTGTCGAAACCGTTGAGGTGCTCAAGGGCTGGAATGGTCTTGGAGACCCGGCTCAGCCACGCTGCGTTGGCCGTGTTGTCTACGCAAATGTTCCCGCGTACACCATCATGCTTAGTGTCAGCAATGAGGTAACTGGATGCTTCCAGCGCCTTCTCGATAGCAGAGCGAACGAATGATACGGCCTTATAGGGTTTGGTTTGGATATTCATTTCCAAGTTCTCCTGAGTTTAATGTTGTTTATGCAACCTTCAGATACAGAGAAACGCTTTGCCAGCGCTCTGTGTGTTTCATTAGATTCGCGGATACGGTCAACATCCTCTCGGGTCAGTAAGGCTCGACCGTGATTCTCTCCACGGAGCTGCCGACCTCTGCGCACCTTGTCGTTTATGTTGTCCCGCTGGGTACCAACCTCTAGGTGCTCTATGTTAACGCACGCTGGGTTATCGCACGTGTGCCTTACTACAAGCCCGTCACTCAGTTTCCCATTGACGTGTTCGTAAAGTCAGCGGTGCGCCCGATGGTTCTTACCATCAGCAAAGAATTGTCCGTACCCGGATGAAAACCGAGAGGCTTGCCACTCTAAGCAAGAACCTTTCGGCTTCACCTTAGAGTTGAAGCGGTCTATCGGTTTCATTGTGTTCTCCTTGGTTAATAAGCAATCATAAAGGCCACCTGAATCCGATGACCTTGAGTCTGCCTATAGTGTGACCTAATTACTGCCAGCTTGAGTAGTCAGCTGCGAGTTTTGCCAGCCAGTCTGACGCTGAGTCAATCGACCAGCGACTGAAGGATTTCTCAACTAACAGCACGTCACCGTCTGGGTGTGGCTCATACACCGAGAGAGAGACTGTGTGGTTCCACGAGAGATACGCCATGATGACGTGGAGTCCCGTCTCGTCTCGCAGTCTGCGCTCGGTAGCACCCAGCCGTGACCATTGTGCTGTGCTGCCATCAAATAGGTACTTAGTTTGCTCAGCCATTTGTTACGCTCCTACGAAGTATTTCTCTTGGTTAACAACGCTGTCACCCTTCGCGTTACGGAAGGAACCCTTCACGCCGCCACCGCGCTTGGTCTTGTTCAGCTTGCGGCCCTTAGGGATATAACCCTCGGTCTGCTGGCGTTCACGGGTGCGCTCGAAGTTGATTGTGTTCTGATACATGGTGTTGCTCCTGATTGTGATAGTAAGGGACATTCATGAAGGCCACCGAACGTGATGACCTTGAGTATGTTCCTGATAGTGGGTCCTAATTGCCTGAGACCTTACGCAAACGCGAAGTCAGACTCTAGGATATCGCGCAGATTCAGGTCACCTTTGGCCGGGACCGCTGGCATTTTGTCCAGTTGGGACTCATGCAGCTGGTCAGCGAACTGGTCGTAGAAGTCGGCGATTACATCGTTGTCCTCGTAGGTCTTGACCATCGTCTCGCGGACTGCCTTAAAGAGATTGCCAGCGTCAGCCGGAATGGTCCCGAAGGAGTCGTGAATGAGCGCGAAGGAGTCAATCCCGTAGACCTCGTTGGCGTGCACTACGGTCATTCGCAGGTGACTACCGTCTTGTGAGTGCACAAAGTTAGGAGCGATACCGGATTCCTGCTTGTGTGCGTCAATCTCCGAGTCCTTCCCAGTGTTGTACGTCATCTTGACGTTGGCCTGACCGAGGAATACCAGCTTCAGGCGCGCTTGGTTCTGCTTGCGGTACTCTTGCCACACCGGGAAGCCATCTGGTGTTACCCAGTGGATTGCGCAGCGCTTGCGGAGCACCTCTTTGGTCTTCTTGTCCTTGACCTCAGCGGCCAGCAGCTTAGCGGCAGACTTCAGCCAGTTCATCGCCTCGACAGCGGCCACTACGGTCACGGTCACAGCGTCCCAAATCAGCTTAGCCATGTAGCCAGCCGCTTGGTTAGGGTGTGTAAACATCAAGCCCTCGCCGTTGTCAATAGCAGGCTGAATGGTGTCCTCAAGAACTTGCTGGCGGAAGCCAAACTCTTTGGAACCGTACGCCAACGTCATGACAGAACGCTTAGTTACCTTGCGGGTCACGCCGTATTGCAACCACTGAGCAGCCAGTACGGACTCACCCAGCGTTACCTTCTCGTGGAACTCGCCAGTCTCTTTATCGGCAATCTGCTCGACCACCGTCTGAGACCCGTTGACAGCGTGCTGGTGGAGCACCTCGTTAACCTTGTCGGCCACAATCTTGTAGATATCCTGCACGGTATCCGAAGGCAGCAGGTTAACCGCACGGCCACCGATGGAATCGCGGAGCATCGCGCTGAAGTGTTGAATCCCAGAGCAGGACCCGTCGAACGCCAGCGGCAACGAGCAGTTGTAATTCAGTCCGTGATGCTTAACACCTGCGTACTCGAAGCAGAACGCTAAGAAACAGAACGGAGAATCCTGCTGTGTCCACCAAGTGTTATTCAGCGGGTCAGCCGCGCTCGCCAGAATGTTACCTTCGTTCTCTTCGATGAACTTGATGCGCTCAGGGAAAGGAACCTTGTCGACGCCTGCACAGTTTGCACCGTGAATCTTAAGCCAGTAGAACCCATCGAGACCGATTGGTTTACCTTTGGCCAGCGTCAGCATACCCTTGGTCATATCGTTACCCTGTGGGTTGAACATACTCACAGCGTACACACGTCCGCGCCAGTCCATGTTGTACGGGAACCAAATGGCCTTGTGGTTAGCGAACTTGTTGGCCTGCGCAACCATGAACTCCATGGATAAACGGCGAGACTGGCGGGCCTTGTCCTTGCGGTAGACCGCTGCGGCCTCCTTGCGCCATGCCTTACGTGCCACCTCGTTGGTGTCGATATCGTCCGGGCGCGGCGGTAACTCTTCGCGCTCAATCGCTGGGACGTCACCTACCGGGCAGTGCTTCCAGTTGATAATCTCGTTGACTACCGCCAGCACCTTCTTGTTCACCTTCCACGGTGTGTTTTGCGCAAGGTTGACCGCCTTGTATACCTCAGGCATGTGCACATCGTCGTAGCGGCGCAGCGCCTTCTTGGAGTGGGTACGCACCAGTGCCAACGGACGACGCCCGACTGACCAGTAGCCACCGCCTACGGTTTCCACCCAAGGTTTCGGAGGGACTACGCACGGCTGGTGCATCGGGCTGATACCCGCGAGTGCGCCCGCTCGTTTGCTCAGGAGTTCCACGAAGGCCGGAGCCAGCTGGACCATCTGCATGCTGGTCACATCGTCAGAGCCATCGGCCATCTTGTTCTTGGTCATTTCCACCAGACCCGTTCCCTCAATGAGCAGCTCCAGCAGCTTGGTACCCACGTGCATCTGCTCGTCGGTTTTCCAGCTGGCCCAGTTGTCTCCACCAAGCATCCCCTTGGAAATCATATCGGCCTCGACAACCTGCATGAAAGCCTTCTTGTACACGTGGCCTACACGCTTGTCCAACTGGTCCGCTACGTTCTTCTTGAAGTAGGCGGCTTCCTGCTCACGGATACGACCGAAGCGGGCCTCATCCTCAAGCGCCTTACCTAACTGCGAGGATACCTGCTGGATGGTGGCCTTAGAGGCATCCGTGAGCGTCCCTAAGACGACCTTAATGGTTAGCAGTGCGATTGCCTCACTGGACACTCCGCGCTTCTCTTTGAGTACCTCAGCGCCCATGCTAAGGGCCAACTCAGAGGGAACACCGTGCTTAATCGGGTAGTATGCGCGAGGCTTCTTACCGCGAGCGTTTGCTTGCTCCTCCTTCCAGTCGTCAATGCGCTTGGTCAGCTGTGGATGCAACGTTAAGACCAGCGGCTTAGCGGCCACGTTGTCGGCGAACTCACCAGCTTTCACCTGACGTTCCAGCATCTTAAGGAAACGCTGCTCGCCCAGCTCGTACGCTTCATGCTCCAGTGCTAACTGCTCACGTGCCAGCTTGTCCCCGTAGTGCTCACTGAGGATGTTGTACGGAATAGCGGCTAGTTCGATCTCTGAGAAGTCATTACGTGCAATGTTTAATGCGTTCATTGTGTGCCTCTTTGTGGATAAAGTTTATCTATCGGTGCCTCTTGCGTGAGAGACACCTAAGATACACCTTGTTAGCCCATGAGTCTACCCTGAAGGTAGTTGTCCACCGGAAGGCCCCGACCCTGCTGTATGGCGAGACCATCGCAGGCCATCCATGCGTGCACTCGCTGCTCGATTTTCGCTAGGTCATACTTTAGGGCCTCGGCGTTAATCCGCTCGCGCTCCTTACGCCACCTAGCGTGTGCCTTACGGCGTGCTCGACGTGCCTTGTTGGCAGCCCGGCGTGCGATGCGCAGCTCCCCGTTCGGGTCACGCTTAGCCTTGTTGCGCTTGCAGCGTTCAACCATCTTGGCGTGCGCTATCTGCTCAATCTCTGCGAGCAGGTCCTCAGGTTCCAGCGAGAAAGGCTCGCGGTCGCGGTCCCGGTCCTCTGAGAATGACACCGGGTCGGTAATCACTGGCTTGCCGTCCTTGGTGAACATAATGTTGCCGCTGTGCATATCGAAGGACGCAATCCCGTAGAAGAACTTGCGAATCATCTGGCACGTCTCGATAAACGGCTGGTCGGCCTCCGCGTAGTCCTCGGGGTCCGATTCACCCTCGACGAAGTAATACGCGAGGTCTGCATAGCGGTCGTGCAAGTGGTTACCGCTGCGATTGCACGGCTCCAGCTCATCCAGAACCACCGTATAGCACCCAGCGTGACGCGCTACGTGATAGACGTTAGGAATCCCTACCCGGCCTTGGTGCATCCGGCAGAAAGCCACGTAGGCGGCCCCTGAGTCCTCCTTTTTAAAGCCAACCTTAATGACCTTACCCGGCAGTAGCTCATGCTTAAACGCTGCGCTGAAGTGACCATTGCCCAGCAGGTTAAACCCAGCGTCTTTGGCCTTAATCTTCAGGGTTTGCCAATAGTCCTGACGCTCAAGACCACAATCGCTGTCCGTATCGTCACCATCGGACGTCTCGCAGTTCACAATGTCAGAGATGAGTGCAACCAGCAGCGGCTGGCGCTTGTCGAGTTCACAGATTGGCAGGTAACGGATGACGTCTAAGCGTTCTTGCATATCGGAGTAGTTCATTAGGTTGTTTCCTTAAGTGTGATGTCAGTGGGTTGCGATGTAGAAAATGCCTACCTTGTTCGCCTTAAAGCGGCCATTAGGTAGACGTACAGTAAAGCGAGGCAAGAGGCCCCACTTCATGTAACTGAATGATGCTTTGTGTACTTTAAGACCCTTGCGAAAGTCCCGCACAAAGTACAGGACAATCAGGGCGTACACGCTAATTACGAACAGGGTTACCATACATTACCTTACGTGTGCGATAGGTTTGCGCTAGGTGCATCATCAGATAGTCGTGCGGTCTGCCCAGCGAGAGCAGCCAATACGTACATGTAGAAGATGTTAGCTGGCTCGTTGGTGTAAATCATGGTGTGTATATCCTTCAGTTAGTGGTTATCTTTCAGGCCACCGCTTGGATGACCTGTCGTTAACCGCTAGTCCCCGCACTCTTGCGAATGGGTGACGCAATCTGTGTAATCTTGCAGTGCCTCACGGAATGAGTCAAACACCGTGAACTGTAAGCCGTATTGCACCATGTATTTGGTGGCCCCGGTGTAGTCCCGTGCTGTCGTCATAATGACCCCGTGGTTCAGTGCCTGCATTACGATTTCCATGCTATGTATCCTCAATTGGTTAGTGGTTATCAGTGTGGTTACTCTCAGGGTGACAGGACGTACCTTGCCAGAGACCTGAATGTAACCACTAGTTAAACACTATTGTCATGGTGTACATATCAGCTTGACTAATCCATATTGTTAAAGAGCGGTACTGCTAGGTGCTTCGTGAATCTGTGGTGCATCTTACTACTTGTTCATCGTTGAGTCAACCACTTTCGTATGCCGGTTGTTAGCTACTTGAGACCCTTCCGTATCCATCTAGTAACTCGAAGTCTGCTAGTGGTTGATAACGTTGTGTCTGTCTCAACGGTTGCTAATGTCTCATAACGGAATCTGAATGTCAACACTTAAAGTTAAACTTTTTAGTTAGACCTCTAGTGATAGTGATCTTATTGGTAATGGTCTCGTAGTAATACTTTAAGTGTCTCCCTATAGTGTGTCATAATTGATTATGGTGTTGACACTGACCACCAATAGCTCTTATAGTGATGACTCACCGATATCATCTTGTCCCGCTCTCAGTGTCTCAGGGACTGCTAAACGAGATACTTACCGCTATTACTGATAGCACCGACTCTCCTAACGTGACCTACTAACAGTCACTGCTAAATGTTAGTCAAACGGTGAACCTAAGGTAATATGGTCTCAGGTATTACCTCAGGATGTCCTAAGGTGGTGACCTCAGGTCTAACCTCAGGTGTGGCTTAAAGGGCCAACAGATAGGGACACAGTGACATCAACATATAGTATCCCAAGGTGTCCCACACCCCAACATATAGTATCACCTAAGGATTCCCCAAGGTACCACCTAAGGTTAAACCGAAGGTTTAGGGGTACCCATGGTTACTTTGAGTGAACTGGAGGGTACCGGGGGGATAACCAAAAGTGTAAACTGTGAGATGTACACTCAGAACTTTATGCAATATTCTTAAAGGTAACCTCAGGTATTCCTCAGGTCCATGCATAGACCCGTAGGTAGACCCAGTGAATCACCTAAGGTTAACTTTAAGTATTGACTGTAGAGGGATGGAGTGGTGTATGCTGATAAGCATCACTACGGAATCCCTAGCGCGTCAGGAAGACCCTAATCGCTACAAGTGAGTAGAGAGCACACGAGAGTCTCCAGTCCACTGAGTTGCTGCTGAGTAACCAGTGAAGCCCCAAGGGCACCAGCAAGTACCAGCAGAAATCGCCAAGTAGTCCTATGGCGCAGTAAGGTTAACAATAAGCGCATAGGTCCTCCTTATGTTGGCTCTTAGTGTCTTATAGTGAGAGGGTGATATTATCATCACTACCCTCTGCCTTTAAGGAGACTTAAAGTGAATAACTATATGAATGAATCTTTAAGTTGTCTTATAGTAAGTCTTCAAGGGTCTCTCCCTATAGTGTGCCCTAATTCCAAGTGTCTGTTATACATGGAGTTTCCTCAAAGTGGCCTTCCGTGGCCTAATGAATCCTTATGCACAATCCATGCACAATCCATGCATAATCACCATGCAATGAACATAGAGTCATCCCCGTCGTCTTCCCATCGGATGTCCACACCGTTGCTGCTGGTGGCACGGAACTGGGAGATGTTACTCAGGGGCTTCTCCATGTGGTGCTCCAAGAACTCCTGAAGTACCTCAGCCTCTATCTTCACAGCGTCCTGCTGCATCGTAGAGCGTAGGAACTCGACGCCCAATGCCAACGCATCAAGTCGGTCATCGTGTGCCACAGCGCCCTTCTCACGGCTCATACGGGTCATCTGGTAGAACAGGCTGTACTTCAGAGCGTGCTTACCGTCTGCGTCACGTGCCGTCTGGTAGTCCTGTCGGATTACCTCATCGCGGATGACCAAGCGGTGACTTGCCAGTACAGGCTCAAGGGTATCGCAGATACGGACCTCTTTCATACCACGAGCACGAATCTCTTCGAGCTGCGCCGGGTGATGCTTCAGGAGCACAGGCTGGAACACATTACCGAACATACCGTCACCGAAGTTACTCTCGAAGACCACAGTCTGCACCTGCCACTGTTTGGCTTTCTTAGCGAGGAACTCAAGGGACTTCTCTTCGTAACCACGGGTACCACCAGCATCCATCAGGTAGATGTAACCGTTGAGGGTATACAGTACGCACCAACCAGGCTCATCCTTACCGCGACCACTCGGGTCAATTACCAGAATCTTACCCTGATACGCACCAGTGTTACTGGAGGCTGTATGGAAGGAGTAAATCTCGTCACCCTTCATGCCAACGTTAGGAAGCTCCTCATTGCGGTTCTGACGGTTCGGGAGCCACTGGTAGTGCATTGGGGCCTTGTCCATCTGTAGACCGCACACGATAGCGTCACGGAGGCGTAGCGGGTACTTCTCGGCGTCACTGAGGTTCGGGTTGAGCATGAACTGAAGCGTATAGCCAGCCTTGCCGTATTCCACCTCACGTTCCTGAAGGTCCATGGAGTCGAATCGAACCGGGTCAGTAGGTTGACTACCGAGACCCTCTTTGTCCTCATCGTACTCACTACGGAGCATCGGAGCCAGTCGGTCTCCATAGTACAGGTCTTCCTCTTTGGAGCGAGGATACTGCGCTGGCCAAATGATGGTGGAGTACCCACGGTTGTCCTCAAGTTCCTTGTAGAGCGTCATCTCGGTCTGAGGAGTACCCAGATAGATAACACGGCTAGTTGGTAGAGGTTTCAACAGTGCGGCGAACTCCTGAACCAACGTCCATAGTTTCTCTCGGGCACCTTGAGTTGCAGAGTTACCGGGAATCTCCACGTCATCCGCAATGATGATATCGGCACGGCTACCAGTAAGCTGACCCGTAATACCCACAGACTTAACTGACGGGCTGTGGTCCGGCTTGGCAGGGCCTACATCGAAGCTAATCACGGAGTCACGCTGACCGGGGCGAGGCTTAAGCTCACTCAGGAAAGGCAACAAGTCGATGATGTTCTTGATGAAGATGGAGTTAGCGTCCGCACGTTCCTTTGAGGCTGAGACAATCAGTATCTTTAACTGAGGGTCACGCCATAGAGTCCACACTACAAACGCACACGTGATGAACGACTTCCCGATACCACGGAAAGCCTGAAGTATAAACTTCTTGTTCTTAGGGTCTGCCAGACACTTGGCCATGTCGATTTGACACTTGGTTGGTTCCGGCAGGTTCAGGGCCTTCCAGAGCACGAAGAGAAAGGCGACAAAGTCACCCTTCAGTTGCGCAATGATTAAGGCGTTCTTGGCTTGCTGAGCGTTACTCAATGTTCACCTCCTTTCCCTTGCAGCTTACGAATTGTATCCTGTAGGGCCTTCTCTTTGAGGTCGGCCTTCTGGGTTATTGCGATAAGACTTCGAGCAGTTGCTTCGTGTAGTTCGACGGAACCATCAACGAGGCATCGACCGTCTGATCCTTCGGCGACACTGGTAGGTTTGACTCTGACGCGCAGCCGCTTATTGTCGCTACGCAAATCAGCAATAATCCTATCAGTGCTGCCCTCCAGCCCCTCAAGGTCTGCTTGGTACTTAGCCGATACTGCGTCAATCGCTTTCTGAGTTTCAGCTCTAGCCGTTTGCTTCTTAACGTACTCATTCTGTACTACCTCCTTCCATTTAGCGTCCGTAGATTGCGAACCCAAGTGCCACCCGAAGGCAAACACCATGATAGCCACAAGATACGGGACGATTCTCTTTGTGAACTCCAGCATAATGCCTCCCGTTGTTTCTCAGATTTCACGTAGGAACGCCTAGCGTAGTGCAATGACATCCATAAAGGCACTACATATAGTAGTACCTTGAGTATATCACTGTAGGGTGAACGTATCGTCGTCTGTCAGACCGTCAGCGCCCACCTTGGAGTTGTAAGCCTCCAGACCCTCAGCCAGTCCGCCCAAGATGTTAACGTCAGGGGTCAGCTTAGAGATTTGGAACTTGTGACGCTCCAGTAGTTTACCAATGGCGTTGTACAGCTGAGGGGTTCGCTTCTCTGGATTCTTCAGGTCCATGAGCATCTGCTGAGCCATCTCAGTGTCTAACATTTCGAGGAACTTAATCAGGTCCATATGTTACTCCTTATTTGCTTTCTTCCAGTCAATGATTTTGTCGACTACCTTGGCACCAATCTGAACCACTGTGTAGGCGATTGCCGCGACGTAGAACCACTCGTTGAGTGAGAGGCCCCAGAAGAGCCTCGCTACGCCATCGGCCCCAGCGACCCCCGCAATGGGAGCCGCCTTGATAACTTCGTTGTTGAAGTCTAGGGACAACATGTTACCTCCTTAGTTAAGGAACAGCCTGACCGTAACCTGCGTGATTGACGGAGTGGCTGCTGTGAGTGCTGCCAGCTGTACCACTAAGGTATTGGCCCCACGGTTGAAATAAGAGCTACTAACAGCTCCACCTAGTGTACCATCTGTCTTCAGACCACTAGTGCCGACCACGTGGGAACTTACGCGAGTGATTGATGCAGTGGTGTTTACCACAGACCCTGCGGAGATTGGGGTCGGACTCCATGCAATCGTCACATCTACGAAGTCTGCACGTGACACACGGACTCCATCAAGTTTGAACTTAACGGTGTCGCTGCGGTTCGTGAAGATTAACTGGCCAGCAGTGTAACTAGACGCCGGGATGAGCCACTCGACAATCTGCCAGCCACCACCAGCCACCACCGTATGGTAGTCTTGGGTTGCGCCTTGGATTGTGGTGGAAACAATGGAGCCGTCACAGGTCAGCCCCACAAGAGCATCAGCTGTCGGAGACGGCATCACTCTGGCCTGAACTCGAACGCAAGCACGCTGGCTAACAATGTCCTTAGGAATGAACAAGCGGCGAACCTCACCACCAGTTTGAGCCTCTAGAACCGTACCGTACTTGGTAGCACCAGTATCTGGCACAAAGAAGTTGGAAGCATTAGCCCCACCCAAGGAGTGTGCAGAGAGATACCCGGGAGACATTGCCCCGATGCTCTGGAGGTTTGGTCGGTTACCCGGAGTAGTCCTTACCAGCGGCTCGTCGATATCCTGAGAGTGGATACTGGTGCAGCGCGTAGGGAGGTTTGTGTTAGCCTTGTTGTTAGACCCCGCAGACGACCCACCAGCAATGTCCCAATAGAACGCTGGAGTGAGGTCACTACCTGAAGGAGGCGTACAGCCCCAAGCGGTATTATCGGAGAACAAGTTACCGTAAGCCGACTTATCGGAAACTCGGATAAGGGCATCATACTTGTTGTGGGCCGGGTAGTAGTACACGAAGCCATTACCGGACACGTTGACACGCTCGGCTCGCCCGATGTATACCACCGCCTTGTTGGAAACGTTTGGGCTTGCCGGGGTCGAGTCCCATTCGAATTTATTGTTGAGAATCCAAATGAGGTCGGCGTTAGCTGAGTCACTAATGTTGATAATGTTCCCACTACATGACCCGAAGGTGTTGTTCTCCATGTGCAGGTTGTTGACGTTCCAAGGGGCTGACCCGACGAAGTCCCCGATGTTTATTGGGTTCTTTGTGTCGGAACCTACTGAGTTAAAGTAGCAGTGTTCAATGTGGCTCTCCATGAAGTCACGCAGGTCCAGAGCGGACCCGGAGAGGTTCCTGAACGAGAGGTTGACCAACGCGAAGCTACTGGCAGATTGGCACTGGATGGCATCGGCCACGGTCGTTGGGAACTCACCTTGGAACGAGAGACCGTCAATGCGGCCTCCAATGTTTCGCGTCTGAGAGTCAACACCAGCCAGTTTAAATCCGTAGCTGGCCCCTTCCAAGATGGTGATGGCCCCGCCAACCTGACGGTATCCCGCTGAGCCGTTCCCGTAGGTATGGATGTTGGTCCCAATGTCAACGTTAGCAATCTTCAGTGGCTTATTGCTACCAAAGAACTGTGGCTCCGGCACGTACAGGGATTTCACACCAGCCGCAATGGCCTTACGGAAGCGGGAGCTGTCATCGTTCTGACTGTCGGAGTCGAAGTCCAGAATGTTCGGGAGAGACTCCAAGCGTTTCTTCAGAGTTAGGCTAGGGGTGTAGAGGCCCAAAGTCGAGCCTCGTGGTTGGTTAAAATCGTTCAGCATAATGTCTCCTTAAAGTGACGTGTTGTTTGCTGGCGGAACCCTTGGCGTACTTGAGTCCGCAATAGGGGCACCAAGAAGGTTTCCACGAATTACAATCGAGTGGGTCTGGAACCCAACGCCAATACCCACAGCGTTACCTGAAGCAGGTAGCAGTGTGTTATCTGTGATATCCAGAACTCCACCCGTCCAGCCAGTCAGTCCGTTGCTCGTGACGATACCAATGGTCGTACCATATGGGTTGACGAAGGTGTTGCCACGGACTGCACTGTTGTCAATCTTGAAGCCGAACCCTGTGGTGGTCAGGTTCTCGAAGGTAACACCAAGGCCGCTGTTATCGAGGATACGTACCGCCATAGCGAAGTCCTCCGCAGGATACGCATTGTTGGTTGACCGCTGAGTGGCTGCGACAGTGAACCGGATACGTCCAGACATCACATTATCGTTAGCCTCAAGCATCTCGACATTGACGTTTGTCAGCGCTACAGACGATTGAGTCGGCGGTGTGGTGGTACCAGCAGAGGTAGCATGGCGCAGCTTGTTGTTCGAGAAGGACGTAATACCCACCAGTCTCACTAAGTCCAACGAGATTGGAGTGTGGGCACTAGTGATGTAATTGCCCTCGAACTCAAGGTCGATTACAGACAGCTTCCCGGATGCCGGGGTGTTGGCGTTAGACCACAGAGAGATCACGTTGGATGAAACCGTGTTTGCCCCGCAATCGAACCTGTTGTTCTTGATTCGCGGTCGGTCCAGCTTGGAGAACATCGGCTGGGTGGACGCAATGGAACGTCGGCTTGCCGTAAGGATTCCATACATACCACTCAGTACGTTACCCTCGATGGCAAGGTCATTGATGCTAACCAAGTTCATGGCTTGGTCAATGATGCTACCAATTGTCCCACGGTTGTCCGCGACCACCAAGTTGTTCACGGTGTTAAGCTCACCGAAACTCAGTAGGCGCAGGTTGCTGCTACACTTCAGGATATTCCCAGAAACCTCAACACTGTATACATCAGGGTACTCATCGAGACCGATAAGTGCCGGGGTGGCCTCACCAGAGCGGTCAGAGTAGATGGTGTTATCCACAATCTTGGCCCCACCGTTGCGGATACCGAATGCAGAGCGGGCGGCGCTGATTGTATTATTGGCGAATACCGGGGAGCCGAGAACGTTGGCATGTAGGTCAAGGACCGCCTCAGGGTTGGTTGCGCCAATGGATGATACGTTGTTACCAGTTACAGTCAGTCCGCGCATGACGAATGAGCGAGAGGCGCATGTAATGGCGTGCTTACAGCCACCGATGGTGTTACCATCAATCGTTGTGTTGTTACAGTCAACATACACACCGTATCCAGTACGCCCACCTCCTGACACACCGTTTGCATTCAGGAAACCAAAGACCACTGAGCGGTCGACAGTGGCGTTGCATCCTTGCAGCACAAGCCCAGCTGAGCAGAAGTTGCTGCCGTAAATTGCGCAGTTTGACACCGACAGTTTGACACCAGTCATCGAAAGGGTCTCGATAAGAGCTGTCGTATTCCCCACAGACGTCATGTCAATGGTGAGCCCATCAACACTCAGCGGAACGCCACTATGTACTGTGCAGGATACCGCAGTGAACGACTCAAAGAGTGGCTCTACTAATCTCACTGTGTCTCCGGTAATCGACTGGATGATGCAGCGCTGTCCGAACATGTAGTTGGACTCTGGGGCAGCAAGGCGCTGGGTTGACGAACGGAGAGACAGAAGGTCCCCAACAGAAGCTATCGAGGAGATTCCCGGAATGGTTACAGTAGAGGTGCCAGCTGTTACCGAGACTGAGAGACCTATCATGGTTCCTTTTGGTGTACCCATGGTAATCAGGGTCATCCCTGTGGATACTGGGCCGACATACTTTATAGTCGCTCCGTTACCCTTCAAGCTCTTGAGGTTCACCGCTGGGAGAACTTCTGACACGGTGTACACCTTACCGGGCTTGAGCTGTACGTTAGGGTACGCAAAGGCCGACTTAAGGGCGGCTGTGTGGTCTGGGCCTACAGCGCCAAACATCTCAGGAGTAACATGGGTGATTGTGTCCTGAACGGTACCGCCACCAGCTACACCAATCTGCCCAGCACCAGTAGGACCAGCTACAAGGTCTAAGAATGGGATTACAGACTCCGCTGTTTGGCACACCACAAAGTCTCCAGCGACCAATGGTTTGGCCAAGGTGACTGTCTTCGTGATCGAGTCATAGTCAAAGTGATAACCACGTAACTGACGACTACCGTTGACCTCGATGTACGGAACGGCGACAATGCGGCCTTCCTTAGCGATAACAAATGAGGTCTCACCGCCATTCGCGTAACCACCGTTGTACACCCAGCTTACTCCACGAACCATAGTGGTATCATCCGCGAAGTTCTCAAGGTAACCGTGGATGTCTTTCTCAAGCTGCTGGATGTCCCCTAAGATACCACCAGCCTCTCCGAGAGTGGAATCAAGCTGGCCTTTGTTTACAGCGTCGGTAGTTTCAACGCCGTCTGCCAACCGAACGATTCTACGGTTACGAGCATCAAGGTTGCCCGCGTCATCCTGAGGCATTGCCATCAGTGCTGAATCGCGTGCTTCCTCTGCGATATGGGCAGACTGAATCTGGGAAACGTTAAGGTCTGTTGCCCGCAGTACAGAGCCATCACTGAAGTCAACGATGCGCTCAGACGCTGAGGTGAACCTGCGGATTTCCACACGGTCGAACCCAGTAGTCGCCACAAGGAGTTTCACTCTGGTCTTAGACACGTAGCGGTACTCAGTGATATTGCTCAGCAGTCTGCGGTTGTCGTCGGATACCAGCGACACACGGACAAACTTACGGGACAGGTAGTCGAACGGGATGTCGAACTCAGTGGCCCCTACTGGGTACTGAATGACTGTTTTAATGTCTTGGTCCATTGTGACCTCCTTTAGTTGAATGAGAAGGGAAACCACTCGGTCTCCCTATAGTGTGTCCTAATTAGTTAGGCTTCGGCTGTTGCTTGATGGTGACCCCGTTGGCCTCATAGATTTTCATGATGAGCTGCTGGGTCAGTGGGTCGTTCGGAACAAGCTCCTTGGTGGAGTTCATCAGGCCAGTCATGTAGTCACGCTCAGTCGGCTTGTTAGGTGCTGTAGCAACACCGTAGGCGTTCTTGGCGGTAGCAATGACGTTCCCTACGTAACCCAGAGCCGGGACCTGAGACCCTAAGTTACCCGCAAGGTTGCTCGACTCGGCTCGACCTTTGGACGCTCCGTCTTTCTTCTGGAACTGTTCCTCCTTAGGTAAGATGGTGGAGCGCAGCATGTTGGCGTCTTGGAACCCAGCAGCACCAGCCATCATCGAAACGATAGACAGCGGGGCACCAGTGTGGGAACTTCGAGTCAACGCTGCGTAGCCCAGCATGGTCGGGTTCAGGGCTTTCTTCAGGTAGTCCTTACGCTGGGACTCTTGGAGGCCGTAAGCCTTCACGTGGGCCTGCATCGCAAAGTAAGTCCCGGCGATACCCAGAGACAACACGTGGGTCAACGCCATGTCGATAGCGCGGTTGTTCTTGTAGCCCTCGTAGAAGGACCGAATGAACTTGGCGTTGAGTGACTTGATGGTGAAGTTCTTGAACTGCATAGCCATCTTGACACCAGCACCGTACGCCTTGGAATCCTGCTGGGATACCTTGTGAGGTCGCAGCATGGTCTCGTCGGCAACCTTATCGGCAAGACGCCACAGGTCCATAGCTCTCGGGTCCTGACTGAAAGCCTTCTTGTCCTTGATGGTGAACTGGCCGTTAGCGTCACGAGTCGCGTGGTCGACAAAGAGTTGCTTGATTCCCTTCCACTGCTCAGGACTGATAGAGGCAGCCTTGAGGAAGTTCTCTTTACCAAACTTGGAACCCTTACCGCCTAAGGCCGCACCAGCCACATCACCGAGCACACCCTGACGGGCAGTGTCCAGAATGTAGTTAGCCGTACCGTTCAGCATCTTGGTCCAAGGAGAACGAGCCGAAAGCTCCTGAGTACCGAACTTGATGGTACCAATGACTGACGCCATGGCCCCACTGGTATCGGAAGCCTCACGGATTCGCTGTACGATATCCTCACGCCCCGGACGGATTAACTGGTCGAGTTCCTTACCGAACAGCGCCCCATGGAGTTCACGGAGTTCACTACCGGAAACCGGAGAGGTTCTGGTGGCTAGGTCACGCAAAGTTGGGATACCGTGGAGCATAGCCTTAACGTTACCCTTGGCCAACATCCCAGCAATCTCTGTTAGGTTCTGCGGACCCATGTAGAAGTTCTTAGCGAAGAACGCTAGGTCGTTCAAGGTGCGCATGGCGGTCTCAAAGGCTGTGTCGTTGTTACGGCGAGCACGCCCAGTGAGAATCTTAACGGTGTCCTTCAGTGCTTCCACTTCACCCTTCAGCTGTCCCTTACGTTCGGCCCGCTTGTCTAATGCCATGATTTCGTCCTTGAGCTGCTGCGTGGTCTTACCGCTACCGCCCATGATGGAGATATCACCGTTAACTCGACGGTCGTACGCTGGGATAATCCGTGCCATGTCGAAGTCCCTCAGGTCGTTGACACTGAATGTTGACCCGTCCGGTAAGGTAACCGGGAGGTCGCTGTCGAACATGTTACGGGCCTCAAGGAACGAGTTGTTCTCGATACCGACCAGACCTGTGATGTTGTCGTCAATGACGCTGGATGCCGTGAAGTCCTCAGTGTGGCTGATACCGTACGCCTTATCCATGGCGTGCTTCTGGACCACCTCAGGTGTCACTTGGTCTACCGACTTGTAGCCATTGAGTTCCATCAGGTACTCGTCGACACGTGCCTTGACCTCGGGTCGCACTCGGTAACTGGTAAGCCAGCTCTGAGCGATTGCCTGTTGGAGTCCTTCAGGTCCACCCAGCTTCTGAATCATCAGCTCCTTAGCACCCCTGTCGTACACGTTAGGTACGTAGGTGCCCTTGTGACGACTACCGGGGAAGATACTCACGGCGTTGGCGTTACCGAAGATACCCGGCTGTTCCATCAGCTCACGCTTGGTGTCGAAGTGCTCTTTCAGCAGGTCCATCACCTCACGTTCACCTTTGGTCAAATCAGCTTGTAACTCTGGACGCTCAATCGCCAAGGCCGCACGCTTGTAGACTTCCTGACGGATGGCTCTACGAGACATCTTCTGCTCACCCACGGAGAACTCTGGGTCCTTCATGGCACGGTCAACAGCGTCATACAGTTGGTTATACATCCGCTGGTCAGTCGCATGGAGCCGCTCATGGATGTCCGAAGCGGTCGCACCGAACTTACCACTAGACCCTGATTGCATCCCTGTTGGAGAGCGCACGAGGTCCTGAGCGATTGCACGAACACCAGCATCCTTGGACCCTAAGGTCTTCAGGCCAATCTCAGTGAACCCACCGAGTTTGATACCGGGAGCTGCACGCTCTGGGTCAATCTCCGCGAAGTCACGTTGAGTCCTCGGGTTAAGCGGGTTGGTATCACTCAGGATGGAACCATTGGCCAGAACCACTGCGCCCTCTTCGGTCGGGTGGTCGGCAAACGGAACGCCTCTGTGGTCCTGCTCGAACGAGAAGTTCTCTGGAGGTAGTGTCGAGGTGTCGTGACCACCAGTGTTGATGGCAGTCTCTCGGGCTTCCATACGGAGTGCTGGGCCAGCGAACTCATTCACGGATTCAACACCACGTGCCTTACGGATACCAGCAGCCACAGCGTCACTGAGAGCCGACATACCAGCACCGAACAGTAACCCGCCAAGTGCTGCATCAGCATAATGAGCTTCGCCACCAGCTACTGACGTACGGATTCCTTCAGAGGCAACACTGAGTGCTCCAGCCTGTGCACCTACTCGCAGGGCCTTATTGACCACCTTGAGTCCCTTCCCGGCCACACCGACCAGAGGCACATAGCTGAGTGGGTCTACACCAGCACCAACGATACCAGCAGCGAGTTTCGCCCCAGCACCAGCCTCAGCGGCTCGTTGGTCAGCCTCGAAGTTATCCTTTGCCAGCTTGATGAGTGCATCCCAGTTCTCACCGTCACCGCCAGTCACCACACCGTAGTAGCTCGGAGGCAGCCCAGAGTCGCGCAGCTTCTGTAGGTCTTCCTTGGATGGAACATAAGAGTTCCAGCGAGTCGGGGTCATTGTGTCCTTGAACACATCGTACCCATCGTCAGCTCGCGCAGCACGGAAGGCCACACCTAATGTGGAGTTCTGAATCTGAGCATCAGCAGCATCACCGAAGCCGAAGAAGGTGGACCGAGAGTTGTACTCATCGAGAGTCGTCCCGGTCTTCTCCCAGAAGTCCTTAGCGTATGGAGTGCTTGGTGCTTCCTGCGCTACACCCTCAATGTCGAACCCATGGGACTCCGGCAGTTCGGTACCAACCTTTCCAGCCTTAGCGATGCCCTTGAAGGCATCCTCTGCGGGAATCCCTTTACCCTTTGGGGTGATGCCGCCGAACGCTTCCAGAGCGCCTGAGTGAGGACTCTTGGCCACATCCAGCAGCTTGCGCATGTAGTTACGACCTTCCTCCGAGATAGACCCGAAGTCTCCCTTGTCGTACGCTTGGAGCTGAGGGGCACCCGCTGGGCCTTCACCTTGGTTGTACGCTAGGGCCGCTTTAAGCTCATCCCCATTGTACTTCTTAACGAGGCTCGCAAGCAGCTTAGCACCAGCGTCAATGGCTAACTCCGGGTTGTATCGCCCATCGTCGTCACCATCGGTCACGTTAAGGCCCATCGCTCGGGCCGTGTTGCGGGTGAACTGCATGATGCCCTTAGGGCCAGTCTTAGAGACGGCCTTAGGGTTGAAGGATGATTCGTTAAACGATAACTTACGCAGGAGGTCATAGGAGACCCCATGAGAGTCTGCTGCCTTCTGGAAAATGCCATCGTAATCGCTAGGTTTGGACTTATCGTAGCTCATGTTGTCTCCTTAATGATTATTGGTCACCACCTCCATAGATGAACTTCGGAGTGGCTTTACGTTTCGCACGGACACGCTCACCAGCGGCCTTACGGGCCTGAGTGGCTGCTGAGATAGGTGCACGCTTGGTTGCTTCCTTCAGTGCCTTCTCTTCTGCTTCCTTGGCCAGTCGCTGCTGCTGTTCCTGATAGGTGCGAGTCAGTAGCTCCTTGTCGTAGCGGATGCGTACAGTGCCAGTGGTGTCCATCATGTAGATAGAGTCACCCTGCTGGTACATCGTCAGCTGCTTGTTGGTCACCCAAGGGTTAGCCGCGATGATTCCCTTACGGGCTTCTTCGAGGATGTCTCGGCCCTGCTCCCAGCTCTTAGGGTCATCACTGACCTGTAGGATGTTCTTCGGGATAATACCAATGGTATCACCATCCACGTCGTCACCTTTGAAGGTCACAGTGGCTTCCTTGAGGAACTTGTCGGTCTGCTGCATCGCCATGTCACTGTTGCCTGTACGGTACTTAACGCTGTCGTAAATCTTACGGGCCATACCATCCAGACTGGCCGGAATGCGGGACAGCTCTGGGGACTCTGAGTTGTTCTTCAGGGACGCCCACGCTTTATCATCCTCGTACTGCATCTCTTTGGTGAGACTGCGGCGAGAACGGTCAGCGTCGATGAGGATCTGCGGGTCAATACCCTGCTTGTCCATCATGTCCATCGTCAGGAACAAGTCAGCCTTGTCCGGGTACAGCGCAGCGAAGAGGTCTGGGTCGGTGTTACGCATGGTGCGCAGTTTGTTCAACGCTGTGGTGTCCTCCGGTAACTTACCGTTAATCACAGCGGCAGACCATTCAGACCCGGCGTCGGTTACCATCTGGCCCACAACGGTACGGAAGGCTCCACCCTCTGAGTCTGCCCGTAGGTAGCTCAGCTTCATGCGGTCCTTCTGTTGCTCCGTGAGCTGCATCTGGTCAATCTCAGCCAGCTTACCGTTAGCGTAGTTTACCATGTCACTGTGCGTGAACTCTCCGGTGTTCTCGTTGGTCGGCATGTCCTTGTAGCTGGTGGACACATACTGACCGTTGATACGCTTAGTGAACTGCTGGTCAATGACCTGATTCTTGTTGATGGTCTTCTGACGCTTGTCCATCTCTTTGGCTGCTGCCTGAGCCTCCTGACGGAAACGGGCCTGCATCTGCTCCTCAGCCTGAATCAAACGCTCACGCTCTGGGGTCATCTGCTCACCGGGCTGTAGACGGTCAAGTTCCGCCTTGGCACCCTGAAGCATCTCCCAGCCCTTGCTGGTGTCGTCTTGGTTCAACGCGCTGGTAATCCCAAGGCGGAAACCTTCGGACAACTTAGCGTCATTGTCGAACTGAGTCGACTGGGCCTTGACCATCAGGGCGTTCCATTGCTCCTCTCCCATCAGCTCCTTATAGGTCGTGGTCTTCCCGTTAAGGGTGACCGGACGGCCCTCAAGGCTCTGGAGGAAGTTGGTAGCACCCGGACGCTGGATGACGTCGTTAAGGGACCCTATGATGACCTGCTGTGCCTGAGCGTCGCTAGGGATACTCCCGGTCTTAAGTGCGTTGTCGATGTAGCGCTGGAAGAACTCACCGGACTCTGGACGCGCCAGAACGGCAGGGTCTTTGAGCACACCTGACAGCTCGACCTTCGAGGCCAGTATGGCACCCTTCTGTGCCTGCTCGCTCAGGAACATATCGTGCTTACCGTACAGCGAGATGTTACGCTCGGTGATGTTCGCGTTGAACCCTCTCTGGAACTCAGAGTCCTCAGGGTTAATCATGAACTGTTCAGCGAACTCGTTGGCACCTTCGGTCAACCGCTTGTGTCGGTACTCTTCCATCTCAGTACGAGTACGGAACTCGCCGTTCTGAACACGCTGTGCCACTTCGTCGTCGATGAGGAACGCAGCGTTACGTCCAGTCTTGAACCGCAGGGCCTCCATGGCATACGGGTCATCCTGATACAGCAGGGTCCCGTTCTTGATAGCCTCTCGGCGCTGCTCTGGGGTCAACTTGCGGATAATCTCGTCGGACCGCTCATCGGCCTTGTCCCGTTGACGCTTGTCGTAGGCATCCGCTGCCTCACCCACCGCAGTACCAAACTTCGCCAAGGACTGCACTAGGTTGGACTGACGGAACCCTTCCTGTTGGATGGTTACTGGGCGATACTGCATAGACGCTGAGCCACCACGGATGCGGGTAGACCCGGCCTGCGGCAGTTGGCTTAATGCTTGTTCTAATTTACTGGCCATTACTTACCTCCTACCTTAGTACCTTGGGCCTGACTAATTGGTGCCTTGGTTCCCTTGCTGTCGAATGCACCAGAAGCATACGCTGAGGCACCTTGTGAACCCATCAAGGCCAGCGGGTCAAGCACCTGTTCCAGCTTAGACTTACCTTTGCCCTCAGCCTTCTGCATAGACTTCACTTGGTCAATAGTCGACTCAGAGTTACCCAGCTGCTGAGCGAACAGTGACGCATAATCTCGACGGTAGTTGTCGGTGACCGCGTTGGCCTCCCGAATGAACTTGCCCTCCTCGATTCGACTGATACGTTCCATACTGGCCCCCTCAAGGTTTCCCTCTCCGATTGCCGCACGGATTGTACCCATGGCCTGAACCTTATCGAGATTCTTAGCGGTCAGGTCCGCACTGGCTTCTTCCAGCTTCTGCTTCTGCTCAAGGCTGGCGTTAGCGTTCTGAATGTTTGACTCTTTAATCATCTGGGCAGACTGTCGGCGCATCTGGTCATTCTGAAGGCCAATCATCTTGGCTTCACTGCGTGACTGACCGATGGCCTGCACCGCCGTCATTGCGATAGGAATAGCTGCCATCCAGCACATAGTTACCTCCTCGTTATGGTGAACAGTTGGAACTTCCCACCCTGAGTGTACTCCTCGTGGAATACAGCACCGATGGACTTAAGGAACCGCTTGTGGGGACCATTACCGACCCACACGAAGTTCCACAGGGATGGATAAACATTTAATAACATGTCCCTGTACTCCATGATTCTCTCACGGAACTCCAGCTTGCCAGCCCTGTCGAGTCTCCACACTTGGTCACTCGTGACGAACCAGCACTGGTCTCCGCAGTGTCCACCTATAGCCAAAGGAAAACCATCGTGGTCTAACGTGACACACTCAGTAACCGCTGGGAACGATGGTTCTATACCCATGGCCTGTGCCTCAAGTACGTCATGGTAGGCCGGGATGAATAACTCGAAGTCATTACTTACAGTGTTTCTTATGTACATGCTTTAAGTCCCCCTCTTAGTGTGGTCTCCCTATAGTGTGCCCTAATTGAGCACACCATAAGGATTCCTTCAGTTAAATACCTTTGGCGCGTCTGCTGTAGTTACCCTCCCAACCACACCCGATGATTGACACTGGGGAAGCATTGAAGGAACTCAGAGACACCTTCTGATACAACGCGTTGCCTGTCACCGGGAAACGATACTGACCAGTAGTTGTGGCCTTCTGGCCCAGACGCAGACCAGTAGAGCCCACTCTGGCGTTGACCAGATAGTTGAACTCGCGGTTGCCATTCTCGACGCTCACAGTGAACGCACCAGTGTCCTGATAGTTCACCCACGCTCTGCGCAGCTGTAGACGACCAGAGTCCTCAGTGGACGTTGTACCGTCGTTCTGCTCCTGCTTGATGAGGAACCGACTGAACACATACCGGAAGTCGTACAGGAACCCAATGACGATATCCTTACCCGAGATGTCACCGCTAATGCGAATGTCCGGCGTGGAATCCCAAGAGTCACCCATCGGCTCATACGTAGTTATTTTACCGTCACTCTCGCAGATTGCCACGGTTCCCTTAGAGAACGACGCACCGTAGATGTCCTTGACGTTAACTACCGTCTGGTTGGTCTCGATATCATACGCAGTCTCTGAGATGTGGTATGACCGCTTGGCATCCACGTGGAATCGGTAAGGCTCGAACGGGAAGTCAGTTGACTCCTTCTTAAAGTCCACCGCAGCTATCCACACGTTGTAGGCGTTACGCATCATTAGGTACATCGTTGAGTTGATGCAGTTTGCGGCCATCACCTCCACACCGTCCCCGAAGTCCCAGTGGGACCACGACTGCTGCCGGATGTTCTCGTCCATGTAGAGGAACTTGTAGATGAACACCTTGCTGGGAGCACCCTTGGTCAGCACACACGCGAAGTTCTCCGTACCAGACCCATTGATGCTGTACACACCGTTCGGGATGTAGTTCGGGACGTGGGCTGTCATGTCCTCTGCGTTCTTCACAGAGCTTACATCCTGTACCGCGTAGTAGCGCATGATGGACGTAAAGGAGCTGCGAGGAGACGCATAGTAGATGTTCCTACCGATACCATAAGGACGCGCACGGTCTGAGACATCGAACTGAGTGGTCAGGTCCAGCTGTGCAGTCTTAGCGGATAACACACCGTTTGCTGACAGAACGAACTGTGCCTCGTCAGACCACAGCAGCAGCTCCTCTGCGAAGCTCACAGCATACTTAAGGACCGACACACGGTTATGGCTAACAGCAACATCTAGCGGGTCATCGTCCGTGTAGTTGGCCACTGACGGTGGGTAGAACTCAAAGTATTTACTGGTACGGGACATCACAATGTTCTCCCCAGAGATGAACCCTAAGCGGTTCCTGAAGAAAAACACATCGGTTATCGTTGAGTTGACAAAGGATGGCTGAGGGTTAGTGTCATCGTCACCAGCACGGCGGTCCTTCCACTCGTGGTACCCAAGGTCAAAGTTACCATCGGCCGCACGCACCAGCGTCCAAGGCATCGTGTGATACTCAAGGCCAACCGAGATGTTCCAGCCCACGGTTTCCTTCCAGACCTTCTGCGAAGCGTCATACTTCACGTAATACTGGTCGGCAGTCTTGGACGTGTCTCCGACAATCTTCACCGTGTACCCATCTGGAGCGTTCAGTGGCAACTTGGAGAAGCTCTGAACGTAGTGGGTCACCGGGTTAATCAGCTGGTCAGCGTAACCGTCCCTCGTCTGGAACTCATCGAGAGTTACCCCAGCAGGTGCGATACAGTGGATATAACCAGGCCCCACGTTGAAGGTCCACGTTGGGTGTGCCACACGAAGTAGGTCAGCGAGTGCAGCCGCAATGGCCTGTGCGTCAACCTTAGGCGGGTCATCCTTGGCGTTGTCACCCGGAGGAAGCTGGTGGCTGACCCATACACCGTTAATGTTCACTTCGAGCTTACGACCATACTGGCCACCACGGACGTTGACAATACCGTCCACGTTGTCCCTGAAGGTACCACCGTTGGTCACGTTCTGGTTCTCGCGAACCTGTCGGGTACGGTTAACGATGAACGTGTAGTCAGCCACGGTGACCATCCGCAAGTTATCCTTTGGGTTGGCCACGGAGATGTACGAGCGGTCACCTCGGACCTGATACTCATAGCCGGACAGGTCGAATACCCTTACGTCATTCCCTGTGAACACGGCGTAATACTGCTCGTATTCGTCACGGTTGATGAGGTGGATGTACGGGTCTTCCCCAAGGTACCCACGAGGGCCAAGGGACTTGATGAACACCATAGGTGGTCGCTTCTGGAGACCCTCAGTCTCGGAGGACCAACCGTTGACCTGAAGCGAACCCTGCTCTGGGTACCGTAGGATTTCAGGCTGCTGGCTAATGCCTCCCTTGAGGTTCTTGATTGATTGTGATACGAGAGCCATTTGGTCCTCCTTAAGTTTCTGATTAACGACCGATGAGACCCTGCACGAATACGTCACCGTCAAGCATGTTGTACTGACCGAAGTCCATCTCGTACTCGTTGCACGCCATACGCGCTTCCATCTCTTCCTGTGCCAGAGAGTTCTCTACGTCCTCCGCTCCGAAGAACCGAGAGTTGAACTGACGGCTGGCCTTGGTGACAATCCACTGGCGGAAACACTCGGGCATCTCGTCGTAATCCTGAAGGGTAATCAGGGTCACTGTGATTGGTCCAGAGAACGTGTCACTGTCGGTTGACTTATCGTATACCCAACCACCACGGTTGACATACTGGCCACCAAGGATGGACAGGTAGGCTGGCCGGAATGGGATAAGACCCGTGTCTGCATCAGGTGTCAATGTGGCTGACTGGTTGATGTTGAAGGCCCAACCTTTAGACTGAATCTGGCGGTTAATCCTGTTGAGGATACGACGAGCGTTCGCTACGTCTGCGCTACCATCTTCGTCGAGTGTGGTCACCGGGGATTCACCGATGGCTGCGAGCATCTCGTTGATAGCATCCAGCTCAGCGGCAGACCCAAAGTAAGCATCTTGCATGTTCATAATGTAAGCTCCTAACGAAAAAACCCCTCAGAGACCGTGAGTGGTCCCCAAGGGGTTTGGCTTATTGTTCCATCGACTTAAGTGCCTTGTTACGTGCACGTGTGATTGCGGCCTTCTGCTGAGGCGTGAGAGTTACTTCTTCCGGTTCACTCTCAACGGTTGCACTAAAGGCTGCTACTCTTGAGTCGACGCTTTGAAAACCAGCGCACCCGCAGACTCAGGACGCAGACCACCGTGACCCATCGCGTACTTAGCGATAATCTGGTCAGCCTGATACTCAGCGCGGCGAGCACGTTCCAGAGCCAGATCTTTCAGCTTAACGGTACCGACAGCGGAACGGTGCTGGAACAGGCCCACAACGTTCTCTTTGTTGACTTTACCACCAGTTGCCGGGAAGGCGTGCTTCTGGTTGGTCGCTTCTGCGCCTTCGTCAGGGCGGTCATCACCAGCACCACCAGCGGTCAGGTGCGGAACCTCAACGACTTCGAAGCCCATCACGTTACGGATAGAACCACGCTCAGGGTCAATCAGAGCCGCATAGTTCGCAGCGTTAGGCATCAGAGCCGCCAGAATCGCAGAGTACACGTCCGGGGTGGTGTAGAACGTACGGTCGTTAGCCGGAACGTAGTTCTTGGTCAGAGCCGCACGAGCAATGGTCAGCTGAGCGATAACCGCTTGGCCCAGTTTAACCGGGTCAGTCAGGTCGGCTTTCAGGCCAACTTCCAGCAGGGACGGTTTGCCCAGACCAGCGATGTTCTCGTTGACGGAATCAGCGAGGTTAACCAGACCAGCCAGCTCAGCCAGAACTGCACCATCAGCCGCCATCGCCAGAGATTCACCAATCTGAGAGGTGTACTCGGAGCGCACGTCATAGTGGTTCATCGCGTCTTCGATGTCGTAGATCAGAACGTCAGCAGTCAGCAGGCCATCAATGTTAATGGTCTTCTCGGTGTGCTTGATGTCTTTACGTTTGTCATCCAGAGACTCGCCCGGTTGCAGGTAAGCAGCCTTGGTGCGACCAATCACAGGGAACTGTGCGGACTTACCGGAGCTGATTTGACGCTGCATGTGACGGTTAGTGGTCACAGAGGTACGAGCGAATGCGGTCAGAACTTCACCGCCGAATACTTTCAGGAATAGCGCCAGCTTGTCTGCTGCGGATTGACCTTTACCTTGGTTAGTACCGAGCTGCTGTCCACCTTGCATGTTAGCCATGTTGAATCTCCTTATGTTGTTTATACGAAATGTTTTGAGGTACTACTTGAAACGAGGTGATACTCATTGTGTAACTCGAAGGGAGCCAGTGGACGTCACCATGTTCAGTCTGGTGGTCTCCCTATAGTGTGCCCTAATTCATTAGAACGTTGAGTCGATTACCTTTTGCTCTACTTCACGACGATACTTAGAGTCGGTGCGGTAGCGCGGGTCGGACATCGCTTTAATCATCTCAGCTTGAGACTCGAAGCCCACAGCCTTGCGTGGCGCAGGTTTCGCTGGGGTCGCACGTTTGGCAATAGAGCGCTCAGCTTTCTTACCAAAGGTTTTATCACGAGACTGTCCCGCTAGGTTCAGAATCGTCTTCATGGTGGCTACATCACGAGACTCAAATGCCTTGATGAGCGCCTCAGCACCCTCAGGGTTATTGGTCTGCATGTGACTGTAGACCTGCTGGAAGCGCTCACGGCCTCCCACGAAGTCCATCACTTTCTCTACGTACTGGTTGACCAGAGCTTCCTGACCACGAATGTACGCATCGACGAACGCCTTACTGTAGCCCGCCTCGGCCAGCTCTCGGTAAGATTCATCGGACAAGCTGTCCTCGTTCTGGTACTCCTGCTGAATACGGGTCACAGCATCCTGTGAGAGACCGCGTTCGATTGCAGTAGCAACCATGTCGTTAAAGCCAGCTTCATGTTCTTCCAGCTGCTGAGAGGCTTCGTTGATGTCAGCCGGAGTTTCGCCAATCGGTTTGAACTCTTCAGGTTCACCCTCGTCGGTTACTTCCTCCGGCTGACTCTCTTCGTCGCCCTGCTGTTCTTCTTCACCCTGACCATCTTCGCCATCCTGTTCGTCTGAACCGTCAGCGGAGATACGGACCTGCATACGGCCCTCTTCAGGTTCACCGAACGGGTCCACATCGGAACCATACGGGTCATCACTGTTGGTGTTCAGCTCGATTGCATCATCGCCATCACGGGCAGCAACATCAAGAGCCAACATGTTTTCTTGGTGCTCCTCAGGTGTACTACCAGTCAATACAGCACTGTTGACACCGAAGGATGCGTATACGTCTGCGTTAGATTCGCCAGCCATTTCAATCTCCTTAAAGTTAAGACTAAGAGGAGACTTACTAGCAGTGTTCACTCAACGGCTACCATTAAGGTCGGCTTGAGTGGTCTTACGTTCGGTCTCCCTATAGTGTGCCCTAATTACATGCCCGGTTGCATACCGACTGAATCAGCCGCTGCGGCCATCGCTTCAGGACTTGCAGTAGCCTGTGCGGCCATCCCTTGACCCAACGCTGCGGCACCTTGCTGTGTAGCAATCTGAGCGCCTTGCTGCGCCATAAGGGCGTTCTTCTGCTCCTGAGTGAGTAGCATACCAGCTGTATCGAGACCGATAGCGTTAGCGATGCGCAACTTGAGGTTAGCCAAGTTGAGGTCATTATCACCTTCGAGGGCCTTGAGGGCTGACCATGCGGCAATGCACCGCTCCAGCTTGTCAAGGTCCTGACCACGTCCGATAGCCTCAAGGCCAGTGCTGATAGTTGGCTCGACGGCCTCTTTAGGTAACTCCGGGATTTGCTGCGTGGCTTGTAGTTGCTTCAAGAGCACTCTTACCAGAGGCAGCTGGAGTTCCTGCGAGAGAATCGAGTAGACACCGCCAAGGGTATCTTCCAGCTCTGACGCCACATACCGAATCTCTTCGGCTGTGACTCGCTCACCTGTACGTTGTACCGCACTGTTGAGCATAAAGGCATACGAGAGGCGAGCCTCAATGGTGTCGCTTACGTTCTTCGCTACGGTAAAGTCACCAGACTTCTCCAGCTGGAGGAACTCAATGTCCTGCTTACGGCCCGGTACGAACGCACCAGACTGTGCTGCCGTGAGTCGGCGGACCTGAGTGATACCTGCCGGGTCTACCAGACCGATGACCTTAGCGGTAATCATGGCCATCTTCACGATGGACTCTTGGAGGTTCTCTAGGGACTTGAGGTCTCCCAGATACTCTTCCACGTAGGAACGACCATAGGATTCACCGTCGATGCGGACCATGCGGACCGGAATGTACGGACACTCTTCGAGCGGGTATTCGGCCTCGCTGCCCGGTACTACCGCTTCGGCAACCTCTTCGTACTTCGAGTATCCATCCCCGGCTTCGTTCAGGTACACGTGGGTGTAGACGTCAATCTCAGCGTCTTCCTTCTGCTCACCTTGGGCTGCTTCCACTTGGCTGCGGACATCCTCAGGGAGAGCGTTGAACGCAATCTTGTCGAGAGTGACAATCTGGAGTACGTTACCGAAAGCGTCTCGCTGGACCACATACGAGTTCAGTCGATAGAGCTTCATCGGGGTATAACCCTCAGGCTCCGGTAAGTACAACAGCGCGTTCCCGGCCACACACAGTTGCTTCAAGCACTCAAAGAGAGTCACTCGGTAACTGTTGGACTCGATGTAGTTCATGATGATGCGCTCTACCATTGAGAGGCCCTCATCGACCTTAGCGAGACCCTCAGCGTCACCCAGTAGGTTCTTCGCTTCGTATTCACTAATGGTCAACTTCATCCATGACTGCATCGGGAACAGGGCCAGCATCAGCTTTGACGCTAGGTTGTTCAGGCCGCGAGCACCTACGGATTGCCACGGAGTCGTGTAATCGGTTGATGCGTTATCGGAGTCCTTAGGGAACAGTGAGGGAATCGTGTACTGCGCACAGGACTCTGCTCGTGTCTCGTAAGGCTGTCGGTCGTTCTTCAGACGGTCGTATACCGCCTTGGCTCCCTCCTCTGCGAAGCCTTCGAGTTTAACTTCTGCCATTTGTTAGCCCTCCCCGTAACCAATCATAAGTTAATCCCACCGCCTGAGCTGCGGGAAACTGAGAGGGACTTCTTGCCAGACGCTCGGGATTTCTTCTTACCAGACTCGGTGTCTGCTGAAGATTCAACGTCCTCCACGACCTCTTTCGGTGCTTCCTGAGGTGCTGCTACAGGTGTCTCAGCGGCTGTCTGCACGTTAGGTGCATCTGCTGCCAGACCCACGGCCTTGAGTGGTGCCTTGACTACCTTGGAGATAGCCTTCTTGATTTTCTTGAACAGTCCCATGTTAGCCTCCTAAAGCTGACTTACGGATTTTACTGACGGACCCTGTAGGCTCTGTCGTCTTGGTCACCTTGAGTGACTTACGACCAGACACCTCAGGGGTGGTGCTGTTTGAGTCTTCATCACCACCATACTGGATACCCTTAGGTTCCTCAGTGAGCGGAGCTGGCTCAGGGACAGTCGTTGTGTCGACCTTAGGTGCTTTCATCTTAGGTGAGAAACACATAATCAATCTCCTTCTTTGAGTGCACGCTGACGACCCTCCATCTCGTCAAGGACACGAGAAGCCATGTAGTGACCATACAGTACCCCGGAGATGAACTCCTCGCTGTGGCCAGCCTCCCGCAACTTACGGACCTCTGACTGATACAGGAAGTCAGCATTGAAGCGAGACTGTAGGTACTCCTTGACAGCTCGCGGTACGTCAGGAAGGTCATTAGGATTGTTAAGGATGTGCTCTATAGGTTTTAACATTTGAGTCTCCTCTTTAAGTAATCTTTAAGTAATAATCATAATGGGCACTTCCCTATAGTGGGTCCTAATTGTGCCCATGAGTTTATCACTCTGCTTTGTGTTCGACTATCTGCTTGATAATCAAGGCCAACATCCAGAGACCACGAGCGACTAAGCCCATGGTCAGGACGATGAGAATCAGCTGCCCGGGTGCCATAGAGTAATCTCCCCAGTCTCGATGTTGTACTCATCAGAACGGAGGATGCGAGCCATCTGGCCCTGCTTGATTACTTCCGCTTCGGTCATCCCTGCTTTGGCACCAATGGACTTAATGCAGTCCCAGAGCGTCTCTCCCGGCTCAGGAGCGCGTTTCACCCACTTGGTAACCTCTTGGCCCTTGTTCTTACCGGACTTCAGGACGGACGTCACAGGCTCCACAATGAAGGGGTCCTTGAGGAAGTCCTCAGCGGTATCGCCCCATCCGGGGATGCCACCGTAACCATCGGTGATATCTCCCTTGATAGTCTGGAAGAGATGCCAGTAGTCGGCTGTCTCCTGAGTCTGTACGAGGATGTTACCAGTCGTACACCACAGGAAGTCGCAATCCGGGATGGTCTTAAAGTCCTTGTCACAGGAGACCAGTACGGCCTTCTCGTAGTTGTACACGAGAGGGTTAGACCCAATGATACCCATCACGTCATCGCCTTCGAGCTGAGGCTCAAGGACGCACGTGTAG